GCCCTTAGTGGTGTCCATATTGGGATTAATTTCTTTTTATTATGACTTTACATTTACTTTTATTATGCTTTACGTTGTTTATTATTATAATCATTATAGAGAACTCATATACACTCAAATATTGTATCCTGATAATTCTATTTATAGAAACAGAGATCTTTTTGAGTACAGTTATTTTGTTCTTGTACAAACAAATATTAAGTTTAATGAATAAAAGACATAGATGCCTAAGAAACAGCCTCAAACATCATTATTAGATCGAATAGGATTTGCGATAATTGGATTTATATGGGGAGCAGCAACGTTTGTTTATATGCGTATGTTAATTGATATAGTATTTCCTGGTTTAAATATTAAACTAGATACTTGGATTCAATACCTCTACAGAAAATCGGCGTTCAAACCATTAAACGATAAATTACAATCACTTATATACGATCCTGAAGAATTAGATATCAGGAATCATCCTGAAATTGAGGAACTTCGTGACTACGAGGTGAAGAGTTACTGGATAACTATCAGAACTTTTATAAAGAAAATAGGGAAAATGATCATCCCCTTATTGTATGATCATGCCTTTGATGCATTCGGGTTATGGATATCGTGCGCCATAATGGTTAGCACAAATATCGTGGGTATTGTAATTGGTTTTGCCATTTCTACATGGATAATCGGTTACAATGTTAATAAGTATCGGGATACTATTATCAAATATATGAAAGACACAGCTGTTTATGAGCTGGTAGTCACATTATTTACCAAAATGCATTTTATTTCTGATTCGGTTATATATATTATTAATCGAATCAAGACCACATGGTCAAAGATCAAACCTAAGAAATTGGGCTTTGAAGCCATGGTGGTAATTGTAGCAGCAGCAGCCTTATTCTTCTGGTTTGCAAGGAGCAAACTAGGGAGACCTAAAAAGAAGGTTGTTAAGCGGAAACTAGCTGTAGTAAATCACAGTTTAGTAGATTACAATGGGAGAAAACCCGGCAAACTAAGTCCCTTTGCTAACAGTTATGTTAACTTGGGCCTCGGTCTACTATCTTTAGTGACAGTAGGACATTTTGAGATCTATCAACGCTTTCGAGCGTTACTCCAATTCGCCAGCTTTATACCAGGCTTATTTGGTAGAGACGAGGATTTAGAAAAATGTATTAATTATGGTGATAAAGATTCACCCTGTGTAGGCAGTGCTTCCAAAAAAGGGAATGCACTTTGTTCTACCTGTTCAATTTCTATTGGAACTCAAATAGTTGAAGATCATTTAGCAAAGTTCTCAATAGAATCAATAATTGTTGATCCTATAGCTTATTCTCAGGAATTAGTTACTGCAATATGTTTGAAAAAACAAAAAGGAGAAAACCACAAGGATATCCCATGGTTCAACACATTAGTACCTAGCGTAAAGCGCGCGGTATTAAGCGGTTTAAAAATGACATTAGAAGATTTTGAACAAAATAATGTCGACTTTAGGTATGATAGTGAGAGAAAACAGTGGTTTGTTGACGGGGCATCTGCTCATCATTATATGGAAGAGCATATCGCTCATCGTCAACGTAGAGGTTTAGGTTTGCAAAAAACCGCAAAATGGATTCCAACAAAGGGAACAAATGTGGCAGGATTTGTACCAAGTAAAACAGGGTTAGTACCAGATAATACAACAGGTACTTATATAGAAGTTGTAAATCCTAGCCCATCAGATTCTGGCAATTCAGAAGTAAGCTGGAAAAGTGCTATGCGTTATCATACTGATAGTGAAGCTGATAGCCCAAGTTTTGCATCTGTTAGAGAATACGATAGTCCTGTTCCTTCATCAGCACGAGAGTTTAATGAGCGTCATGAAAGAGCGCTTATTGATACTTCAAGGAGATTGTCTATGGACTCACATGATAATAGTAGAGTTCAAACACCTACTGAATTGCGTGAACAAATACGCAAACAAATTACAGATGAAGCAGGACTTAGATTCCCAATGTCACACACACCTAGCTGTCCAAGCAGGTCTTTATCACCAGATTCTCAAGAATTGTTGATAAACCATGAGTGTGTGCCAGAGCCAAAACCAGAACCTTTACCTTATGAAGGTAATCGCATCTATGTGATTATGCCACAACGTTGCAAGCAAGCTGCTGATATGTTTGACGGATGGTTGGAAACTATAAAGTTACAATTCCCAAACATTACACCATATACTAATTATATTATAGTAGTGGCAGCAGTTAGCTTAATAGCTTATGGATACTACTACAGTGGAAGAACTAAAAATGATGAAAAAGAAGTTGATAACACTGGTGATTTAGTACCAAATGAAAAAGAAATGTTGCGAGATCGCATCCGAGTTTTGCAAAAAAGATTAGATGCACAAGAAAGCAAAAATAATGAAAGTTATGTAGATGCTCAAGGTTTTTGCGTCAAGCATAGAAACAAAATAAATGCTTATGCAGAATGTGAGGATTGTTATCCTCAATTATCCTTGAACGAAAGTGCAATAGATCCACCTTACATAGGTCCTAATAATGAAGAAGATATTAGGGATCAAGTGAGAAATGAAGGTATGTGGGAATATATAGAACAATGGTTAAAACCAAAAGAAGAAGATATACCACAACCTCTTACAGAGATAGAATCAAAACTTTTAGCAATATGCACACATGATAAAGATTGTGCAGGGTACGGTATGTCTAATTGTAATACTTCTTGCAAATGCAAAAATAGGTTACATGTTGGTGTCTGCAAATATAAAAAATATACAGAACCAAAATTAACATTTCCAGTAGTTCAATCTATTGATGAAAGTAATATTTCAACTCATCATAGTAATAAATGCATACATAAAATAAGATCAAAATGTAAATTTGGTAATTGTGTAATGGAACATGAAGATGATGAGGAGATAAAGGTTAACCATGAAGCTAAAGGCACCTTGACTAAACATCGAGCTAGAGCTGCTGGACAAAAACAGCGAGCACCTTACCAAAAAGAGGACCAAGCTACTAAAGCCTGGGCTAACCAAAAGAAAGAAAAAGTTGTTACAAATGATAATGACACTACTGTAAGAGCGAAAAAGATTCACTTTATTGGTTATGGTACAGATGCATTGTTAAAAGCTTTAAATGATAAGAAAATTAATGAAGTTGAAGTTTATACAGGATCTAAAAAAGTAGGTGAAGTTTCAAATTTGGGAGAATTGAAACAAGCTAGAGCTATGTATGGAAATAATATTCAATTAGTTCCTATGCCTAAAGATCGAAATCAAATGTCTGATTTTAGTGCTGAAGTACCATTACAGTATAAACCACTCTTAAAGAGAGTGGCTGAAGGTCAATCAATAAATACTGAAGAACGAAATAGAATTGTAAATGCAATTAATAAAGGTATTATTGAAAATATAACTGGCAATTTGCGTAAAGTTATATCTGAGTATAAACAGGATCCATTAAATAAGACTCAGCATTGGTATCATCCAGATAGTAGATTCTTTAAATACAATTCAACTTACGCTTGGGAACCAGCATATGATAGTGAACAAGATGAATCACGATTATATAGCACTAAGGTCACCTCAATATTAAAGAGGAATGATTTTCAAGTGCCAATTGATAGTTACCGAGAAGAGATTCTTGAACTAGACAATGTCCCGAATCAAATCATACACGTTGCGGTGTGTGATAAACCTGGAGTAAATGTGGTGAGGCATAAAGAGCTTTACCAGTCACCAAGAATATCTGATGAAAGTGCAATTAGCACTAAAGATTTTGGTGATAAAATGAGTGATTCAATTGAAATCATTAATGAATCACGTATTACAGGGGAACCATATCAAGAACATTTACCACATATACAAGGAATATTTCAATTGAAAGTAAATATAAATGGTATCTCACAGCATCAAGGAATAATATTCAATACTGGACAGGGATTCAACACAGTATGGCATAATTTTATAGATAAACGATCAAAAGAAGTTATGACCAAGCTAATGGATTTCACGGTAGAACACCCACTATATAAAATTAAGACAACAATTAGTAATGTTGATAATTTTAATAAGAAATTGGATTTATGTAAGCCACTGGTTGATGATCAAGCAAAATTTATAGGCCAACTCTTAGATAGTGATGATGAAGATAAGAGTAAGCGTTTTAAACCGTACACTTTTTCTATGCCTAAAATAGGCGAGCATGTTTGGATGTACTCATTTGATAAAAATGGTAATATAAAAATCAGTCAAGGACTTGTACATTCCGAACCAGTGAACGGATGGTTTCGTACCACATGCCAATCTGAGCCAGGAGACTCAGGTGCACCATATTTTAATAAGTATGGTGCCATAGTGGGGATACATAAAGGTACGATACAAGAAGGTATGTACAACTGTATGATAGGGTGCAATTTAGGTATAATGGCTGCAATGCGAGACAATATGTCAAACAGCTTGTTACACCTGAATTTTTCCAACGGCCGTCCCTTGTAGGTAGAGAACCGGTCGGTCAAGTTGATAATATGCTCTACCTGTGCAAAATAAAACACGCAATACCAGAAGATCCAAAACTGTATCATAATCAGGAATTATATCAGTTAGCATTGCAAAAAGATTATACAATCCCAACAGGACATGTTCTGTCCCCGGTAAAATTGGAGCTCTTGAAAAATGATTTTAAAAAGAATACAATATCAAGGCTATTTTACCCGGATGAAAAATCTTTAGCAATGGCCGCAGAAGTACTGCAAAAGATTTTAGAAGTTTATATCATAGGAAAAAGTGATACAATGACCTTTGAAGAGGCTATAGATCATATGGAACTTTCTAAATCACCTGGTTATCCTTGGAATTTGAAAGATCAAACCAAGCGAGGTATTCTAGAAAAATTCAAGGATGTGTGTTACGATATCGTAGATCGCATAGAAGGCGGTGATATGGATATTGAAACCTTTTGGCAAACTTCACCAAAAGTTGAAATACTTACTAGAGAAAAAGTAGAAATAAAAATGAAACAACGAACATTTATGTGTTGTGATATAATTATGTACATTGTAGGACTCATGCTTTACGGAAGACAAAATGAAGCATTGTTATCAATGGCATATTCACATGATTGGAGTGGAGTAGGGTATTCACCTTTCCACGGTGGTACAAATTGGTTAGCAAATATTTTAATGAAAAATAATCCAACCGGTAGAGTGCTAGCTTTTGATATTTCAGCAATGGAAGCATCAATTACTCCACGTATCTTTGAAGTAATATATAAGATAAGGAATAGTTATATTTTTAAAAAAGGAAACCTGAAAAATTGGTATTTCATTAATCTAGTATATTCTCTAGTAATAGACCCAACTGGGTGGTTGGGTTTAAACATAGGAGTGAATCCGTCAGGTCAGTTAAATACACTAATGGATAATACTTTAGCCTGTATTTTATTACTATTATATTGTTTAGCGAGACAAGTAAGAGATGTAAAAGAATTATGGATACTCTATTGTAGAATCCATGGCAAAGTGATGGGTGATGATAGTATCATCCAAGACACTCCTGAAACACGATTGATTCCAAGCTTTTCTCAGGAGCTGGGTTTCACAATGACAATGGAAGTACCCTTAGGGAGTACTATCCATGACGTAAAATTTCTCAATATGGGATTCTTTTACGTTGAACAGTTGGGAATGTTTATATTTAAGCCAAACTTTGATAAGTTATTGGCTTCTATTTTGTATTATTTTAAGTCCAAGTCATGGAGATTGACTTTGGCGAAATTATATTCCATAAGGATATTAGTATATCCTTACCCAAAGTATTTGGAACAAATAGATGGATATATTAGTTATATATGGACTAAACATGATGCAACATTAATGGGAGAAGAGAATATGGATGATAAAATTACATATGCACAGTTGAAGAACCTCTCCTTATCACCAGACCAAATCAATTTCTTGATTTATGGTTTGGAAAGTCAAAAATTACCTTTGTTTTGCTAGGAGCAAACAAAGATGATAAGATTTGAGGCTCTGCAAATAAGAAAAATAACCTCAAATAAACTCGTTTATAACGCGTTTACACAATTTTGACATTAATGAATACTATAGATATAATAACAATAACATTCACACTCATACAAACGATTTCGTTTGTAGCCCAGACATATATATTGGTTCAGCAAAATCAACACGCTATTAGAATTAATTCAATTGAAGAATCAGTGAAAGAAGTTTCTATAGTACAGCGTAGTAGGAGACCAACTCCTATATATACAAACTACCCAATCATTCTTACACCGAAAAATAAAAATGGTGGGACAAAGAAAGAAAAGGCAACACAAGGATGTGTTGGCAACTATGACCAAGACACATAAGCTAACTAGAGATGGAAAAAATTGGCTTATTAATGCCTTGGATCCTTTTCATGATTCAGAGATACCCCGGGCAGGTTATCCTGATGTAGACACATCAGCTACAATTGTAGACTTTATACAACAAGATCTTACTGTAAGTAGTGCTTTAGGAGTTGCTTGGGATTGCCATATCTTTACAATGCCCGATATGGCACAAGCTAATTATTTTGCTCAATCAAGTACTAGTGTTAGTAGTGATGCAGTTTATACACAAACTACACTTAATACAATAGCATTGTCGTTAGTTAATGTTGCAACTATGGCAACTGGTACAACTACATTCACTACAGGTACTTCAGGAGGTCCCCAAACAGGACGATCATATGGTACCGTACCACTACCAGCTACTGCTTTTTACCCAGGATCCCGATTAGTAGGTATTGGTATTGAGGTACAAAATACAACAGCAGCTACCTCATTACAAGGGATGGTTACAGTTTATAGGCAACCCCAAGTTAACACACCAGCTACTAGTTATGTCACTTGGAGTACTCCTAGTGCAGCTACTTATGGTTATTTTTCAGCACCATCACCTAGTACCAACTCAAGAATTATACCTAATAGTGTCAGTGAAGCAAGATCACTAAAGGGGTCTAAACAATGGTTAGCTAAAGATGGAGTCTATATGATTCCAACACAATTTTCAGCTGATAATCCTCTTTTGGGTTATTATACTGGAAATAGAAAATATGTTAGTCCAGATCCAGCAAATTTATATAACGAGCTTGGCTTAAATGCTCTTGGTAGTCCTTCATACTCAATTAATGTTGGAAGTACTGCTAATTGCGCTAGAATATCTGGTTTGGGAGGAGGGCAGGCTTTTAAACCTATACCTTATAATTCTAGCGGAGCATACTTCACTGGATTATCAGCTACAACAACTTTAGAAATATCAGTGAGATATTTCATAGAATATGCTCCACCTTCATCTGATGCTACATTGGTAGGATTAGCTAATCCTTCACCAGTATATGATATTAATGCATTAAAGTTATATGCTATTGCTCAGCATAGCTTACCAGTAGGAGTCCCAGTAGGAGAAAATCCTCTTGGTGAATGGTTTGCAAGAGTATTGGATTCTGTAGCTAAATATGGTGGTAGTATTGGTACTGCACTAACACCAGTTTTTGGTGCTCAAGCAGGATTGCTTGGGAAAGGTGCAGCAATGGCGGCTTCGGCTGCCAGATCTTTAGCAAAAAAGAATTCTAATCAAATTAAACAGCTAAAAGATAAAGAGAATAAGGATGCTCAACAAATAAAGACCCTTACGAAGAAAGTTGCATCTTTTGGTATAAAGAGAAAAATAGTTTCCTTTAAACCAAAGGGTAAGAAAAAGTAGGTGGAGGTCTTGGACGGAAAATAAACTGGATGTATATCCGGTTTTAATCTTTTCATCATGTACACACCATCATCAACCAGTATCTTTACTCCTATTCAAGGAGGGACTACTGAATCTAAGATCCCAATACAATTAATAGAGGATTTTATAGATTTCTTTCTTCAACATACACCAAACTTTAACGTCGAAATTGCTTTTCTCCAAGAAGCAAAAGTTAGATGGCAATCGCTATTTAACTTGTCACAAGAGTTTATTCAAATAATCCAGGATTTGGAAGGGAATCGCAATCAAAATGTGCCTCTCTTTCCAATACCGGATGGCGTTCGAGATCAAGTACATAGTTTACTTGATCGCGCCGAAACTGGAACACTTCGCTCTCTTTTCATTTATATGAAGGGGCGCGTTGATGCGACAAAAGAAAAATGACATAGTGAAATTATGCCACCAAATAAAAATTATTTGGTGATGATATGTATCATTTTATTCTTTGTTTTGCGAATGTGTATATAATTGTTTTATATATAAAATTTCAAAATAATACTAGCAAAAGTGCCGTTAATATTGGCTAGCAAGTATATGTACATAATTGTATGTTTTATACAATAGTATGGTTTCACACAACCTGTAGAGGTTCGGAAGTTATCTTTTAATCCACGTACTCTACTTGTAAATTAAAAACTCAACAACAATTCTATTAAGAATTAGAGTTTTTGGTGCGTAGGTTTTCATCTTATGAAGATTTCCTACTAGGTTTTCAGTCAAATAGTTGACTTTTCTCCTTGGTCTAGAACATATTAAGTTTTACTCCTTGGAGGAGTTCTTAATCAGAC